CTTCGGTTGCAATGCCTAATGTTGGTGCTGATAAGGCTTCGCTGTCTGCGTCTGCTAATGAAACGCTTGGGCGTTGCCCTTGTGCGCCTGATACCGCAACAACAGAACCATTGGTAATAGTTGAACCTGTGCCATTGTAAACAAGTGCCACATTTTCTTGACCAACCTGCAAAGTAACATCCGCATTAAGGTTGATGCTTGGCGTTTCGTTTCCATCATCCCAATACATTGCGCCCGTTGCGGTTGGAACGGTTGGCGTTAAATCAAATTGAACGCTGTTTGTGTTTGCAATGTTGCCTGTATCGTCTAGCGTTACAGTTGAATTTTGAATAATCTTACCTGTTGTGCCATCAAACCTAGTAATGGCATTGTCAGTTGATGATGTTGCACCTGTTACATCGCCTGAACCACTACCGCCACCAAGTTGAACAATTGTTTCAACGCCTAAAACATCCTGTTTAATATAGGCTTTGCCATCAAATGTATTAATGGCAATTTCACCTAAATCTAAATCAGTTGTTGTTGGCACTCTTAATGGGACTGCCGACCTTTTTAACTTTACTGTATTAGCCATTTGGCTTCCCTTTCATTGCTATATAGCAGGGTTGATTAAATTAGAATGTGCCACCGTCAATAGTAATGCCATCAAAGGTTGTTAGGTTAGTTATTGAACCCCCTGTAATAGCAACATTGCTTGCGGCTTGCGTGGACATTGTGCCAAGACCGCTAACTTGCGTATTAGCGATAGCAATAGATTGTTCTGCTAATGAAGTTAATTGACCTTGGGCATTTACAGTTGCACTTAATGATTTGCTTGCGCCACCATAAGATGCGGCTGTAACGCCTGTATTAGTAATGCTAAAGGTTGAACCTGTTAGCGTCAAGCCTGTGCCTGCTGTGTATGTGCCAGCACCGCTAAACTGTGTCCAAGTGATAGGTGTTGTGCCTAATGTGCCGCCAGCATCAACCGTGCAAACCCAACCTGTGTCGGCTTGTGTTGAACCAGTTTGAATAAAGGTAAATGCGGACACCAATTCAGCCCAAGTATTAGCGTCAGGCGCACGCGACCAACCGCTTGCACTAGCCACATAAATACCGTTGTTTTCAGACAATGTTTGGTCTTTAACTAGAACACGCGCACCAGCCGTTAAAGTAATGCCGTCAATAGTTAGCAAGCCTGATAGTGTTGCAATGTTGCCTGTTGATGCGGCAACGCACGCTTCCTTAACATTTAAGCCTTGCGCTACATTATCAACATAGTTTTTAGTAGCCGCGTCTTGTGCGGCAGTTGGGTCTGCAACATCGGTAATTTTATGGCTTGCAAAAGAATAATCAGCAGTTGGGCTTGATAGGTCTGTTAGGCTTGCTTGTGAACCAGCCGTTGCTAAACCCTTACCATTGATTGTAATTTTAGTGTAAGTGCCAACATTGCTATTGACCGTTGCCAATGTGCCTGTTGCGGTAACATTGCCTGTGCCGTCAAACGATGGGCTTGTGTAGGCTAGGTCGCCTGTGATTGCAATCGTGCGCCCTGTGGCTAATGCTGTCGCTGTGGCGGCATTGCCTGTAACAGAACCACTAATTGCATTGCTAAATGTTTTAGTGCCACCAATAGTTTGATTGGTTGATACATCAACAAACGCACCGTTACCTGCTATAGCAATAATGCTAGTCGCTGAACCGCCTGCGCCGCCTGTTCCCGTTCCATAATAAAGTATATTGGATGCTTCGTTAAAGGCTAATTCCGCGTTTTCTAATGATGATGGTGCGCCTGCGCCACCGCTACTTGCCCTGCGTTTAATTCGTATGGTATTTGACATGATTGTTCCTTAATTAAAAATTGCCGCCATCGCTTATTTCAGTTTGATTCACATTATTCCATTCGCCTGAACCAAACATAACCACATCGCGCGGCTGAATGCTTGACATAACTACTGGATAACCCCCAATATAATCGCCACCATCGCGACCTGCTACACCACGATTGATTTGAACAATCTGTGTTGGTGTTGGTATAACTTCAAGATTGATGTTGTTTCCACCTTGAACATTGACGCTTAAATTATTGCCATCCTGAACCGTAACATTCGTATTGCTAGGAACGGTCTGAACATTTAATGTTGCCATAAGCCCCCCTAAACTTTAATGATTGCGTCTGAACGCACGATAAACAGTAAGAAAATAATGTTATCTTCGGCTGGCGTTCCACCTGTGGCGGCAAAACTTATCTTAATGCGCCCTGAAAAGCCTGCACCGTTTACGCTATCAATAGCAAGGCTTGGGTCGCTTGCAACGGCAATCCATGATGTATCATCAATTAATAAAGTGAATGAACCTGTGGCATCAACGCGGTTGGCTATGGTTAATGGTATGGCTGTGGGTGTTGGTGTGTAATCGCCAATGTCAAATGAAAGCCCATAACGGGTATCTTGCACATTGGTTAGTGTTCTGCGGATAATTTGTGCATCAATGGTTGCGCCCGTTAAATTAACAGGTGTCGTGCCATCTTCCGATGTTAATGACAGATTCCAATAGGTTTTTTGCTGATAGACTAATTCGCCTGTGATACATGGGTTGTCAAACCCACTAACTTGAGTAATGCTGTTTTTGTTAAATACTGCCATGTTTTTCCCCTACAAGGTAATGACGCGCCGATGCCCTCACCGAAACGCGGTCTTATATTATCTTATAGGTTAAAGCATTGTATAACTATTTAAACTGTTTGCCAAACTTCCTGTGGCATTTCATCAAACACAGGCAATGTTCCACTAATAGGCGTTACGGCTATTGCGCGAACTTGACTGCGCCATGCAATAAATTCAGCCTGATTAGCAAGGTATGGATTTGCCATTTGTGGATTTGCTACATCGGGAATAGTTGTCCAATCGGTTTGTTGTAATAAACTAATCGCAGTTTGTTTATTTTCATCTGCCGTTGGTGCAGGTGGCAAATAAGCCACATATTGATTTTCTAAATACTGATATTGATATGCTACGATATTATCAGGGCAAGTTTGCCAATATAAAGGTAAACCAATTTCAAATGTTTGGTTATCAGGTTCTACTTGAACTACAAAATTATCTTGTTCGGGTGATATAAGTGCTTTCATTTTTTATCCTTTACCATGTAATTACAATTTGACCACCAGCCCCACCTAGTGCATTATTATCAGAGCCGCCAGTTTCACCTGTGCCACCTACACCTGCCCTAACTGTAAAAGAAGCGGTTTGTCCAGCAAGAGTAGTTGTTGCGCCAGTACCAATTCCAAATAAAGTTTCGTTAGTTATTGGTGTTCCAGTAGATACTGTTCCAGCGCCACCAGTGCCCGTAGCGCCATTACTTGAAACTGCAGCTGCGCCACCACCACCACCTGTGCAAGATGCTGAACAATTTGTTCCCGTTAATGATGATGTTCCTCCAGCAGCTCCAGCAGTGGAATTTGAGCCTGAACCGCCTGCGCCAATAGTAACTGTATAACTGCCGCTTGCGTTTGTAATAGCAAAAGAAATAGTGCCGCCAGGACCACCTGTCCCGCCTTTAAATTTAGTAACCGACCCACTACCCGCACCGCCGCCGCCACCAGCACCTATTACAAAAGCCATAAATGATGTTATGCCTGTCGGCGGAGTCCATGTGCCTGACGAATAAAATATAGCTATATTATTTCCATTAGATGAAGCACCTGCCGCACTTATCCATGTCGTGCCATTGCTTGTTAAAACATTGCCGCTAGTGCTTGGTGCTACCGCTTGAACCGCGCCTGTGCCATTACCTAAAATAACATTATTTGCTGTTAGCGATGTCGTTCCTGTGCCGCCATTAGCAACAGGTAATGTTCCTGATACAGCCGCAGTTAAACTTGCCTGCCCACTTGTGTTTACATTATTTGCAAACTGACTTAAATTAAATGCTTGTGTCATTTTATCCCCTTATGCCGCACCAACAGATGCGAATGTTTGTTGTTGCATAATACTAGAACCGTTTGTATTTGTTGCTAATACATAACTATTAGTGCCTGTCGTGTAATCCGTTCCTTGTTTCATTAAAGCCCCGTTTATGTATAAAGCAAACGATAATGGGTTGAAATTGAATGAATATGTTACCACCCCACTAGATGCGTAAGCAACAACATTTGACATTGTGCCAGTTGGTGTTGTTAAGTTATTTGAGCTAAATTGTATCATAGTCATTTTGCCAGTTGCCGCAG